AAGAACGTGGTAAGTTTTGAAGATTGATACCATCTACTCCACTCCATCGATGGGACACAACTGCGCCAGCATACTTTAATGGAACGGGAAGTTTCCCTCTGTTAGCTATATTAATAAAAGTTTCAGTCCTTGTTTCTTCGATGGTAGACTTATTACCTACACGAGCCGCAGCTAATGCTTGAACATAAGGGTCTTCATGTTCTAACAAGGCTTTAAACCCTTCATCTGTTTTAGCTAACGCATAAGTTTGATTGCCAGTTGCGGGGCTTTCTTTCATAGGCACTTTAATCTTCATACTTTCTAGTATGGCAGCAAACTTAGGATTGCTCATCAAAGTTTCTTTATCTACTGCTACAGAATTTAGCAACTCTTCTTTCTTGGCTCTGACTTCAGCTAGATGTCTCACCAACAATCCTTTGTTTAACTCTAGTTTAGGTTCTGTAAACATACGGATAGTTAAATCAATAAGTTTCATCTCGGGTGCAGTGAACCTATCTTTTAACTCTGTGAATAATTCGTAGGTAAGTTCTACATCATTGATACAATAACTACCATACTTAGCTAAATCATTATGTGTAAAGTCTAATCGTCTCTTACCTAATGCATCAAGGACTTCGGTTCCCTTCTCACCTAACTCATACAACTTAGATAGATTAGCTAAAGATACTGACTCTGTTAAGCCATGTAGAATTTGAGCCATACTCATGGTATCAAATAAACCTAAGGGGTGTATATTAAAATGCCATGATAGGATAGACGCATCAAACCTCATGTTATGTCCTAACACAAAATGTTCATGCATGTTGTATGAGTCTAAAAAAGCTTTGGTTTCAGCATGTGTGCCTGTAAACCATTTAGTAATACCTTTATCTTTGACAGCTACCCCTATGACTTCAAACTTTTCATCTCTGATGTATTCTTCGGTAGTAAACTTCTTTAACCCATACTCTTTATCGTAGTATGTTTCAAAGTCAAGCGTAATTAAGTTAGGCATTACTTACCCCTAACGCGGGCTTTGACTGCATGCTCATAGATAGCCGCAATGTCAATAACTTCCTCTGACTTTAATCCTTTAGGTCTGATTTTTATAACACCATGATGAATGGTGACGATTAGGTTTCTTTCGCCTCTATCGAATGTAGTGGCGGATGTTTCCCTAGTAGTAGGGTTAGTTGATTTTGTAGCCATGCCTCTCTCCTTTTATTTGCGTCTATTGACGTTGTAGTCCCAATCATCAGCACAATCTTTATCGCACCAACGTCTTGAGTCATTAAGTATCGTGCCACAATTTAAACAGTGACCCGTTGCTTTTATATATTTCATGCTATCCATTTCTTTACGGCGAATAGCATCTTCTTTTTCTAATCTATCTTGCGTTTTATCTGCATCATCTGACATATTTAAGCTTTTGTAACACCAATCGAATTATGAATAAGTCTATCACTAAAGAAAAAGTATAGGGTGCATCTTTTTCTAAAAATTTAAGTTCTAAGCCTACCATAACTCCTGAGATTAACGCAAGCTGAAATACCCACATTATTTATCAATGACTTCAATTTTAACTGTTTCTTTTTCTAAAGTTTTAACCCATCTATTAACATACCATTGTGTTTTTTTAGCGTCTTGTAATTCACTTTCTTTATGTCCTGCTCTTGTCAAATACTTTAATGCTGTAAGTTTAAGATGCCCTTTAAACTCTTCGGGTGTTGACTTAGCCTCCATAATATCTATGGTCTCCATCCCTCCTTGAGTGTAGTGTGGTGGGTGATTAACCATGTCGGAAGTGATAGGTTTTGCTCCTGCACCTTGACCTACTCTATTTATCATATCCGCTAATTGCTCTTGAGTAAAATCCTTATATGTTTCTTGCAATCTAAATTTTGGTTTTGCCATGTTTACCCCTTTGTATTTATTTAAAATTGTTTTTAATCTTGTCATACTATATCCAAATTCTTTTCTACTGTTTCTAAATCATTTTCATTAACCACCCAAGCATGCCCATCATTGTTTCGTATAGCTTCAATATTTTTATGTTGTAGTTCAGTAGGGCGATTATTCCCTGCCTTACATTCTATAGCTACAAATTTACCTCTAATACACGCAATAATATCAGGCACACCTATACTTGTGTATGCACCAGCAACAGGAAAAAAATAATACACTCCCCGAGCCTTTAGCATTTTAACTACTTGTTGCTTAACCCATTTTTCTTTTACAGGTTGTCTCACTTTGGTATCTCCATAAGGCGTTGGACAACAGCTGCTTTCTTATGTTGAAACTCAGCTGTTTTCTGACCTATCATTCTAAAATCTAATTTCTTTGAGAAGGCAGCTTCAATGTTACCCATAACTTGTCGATATTCTAAATACACTTCATCAGTATCATTCTCAGCAATAACATAAAATTGACCATCTCTGATACCTACATTTTTTATATATCTACCTACATCTACAAGTTTAAGGATAGCCATCTTCTCCTTATCCTCCTTAGATAAAAGCGATGAGTTCTCATCTAACGCATGATATATTTTCATATGTTCTCCATAATTTTGTTGACTCTTGCTAATATTTCTTGGCGAGCCCCTACACTTTCTCGTAACTCATCGGCTGTAACACCTACTAATGTTTGTTCCAAAGATTGTCTTGCTTGTTCTAATTTTGGGTCTTTTGTTACATTAAGCCTTGTTAATAGATTTGTCAACTCTAACGCATTATCTACTAAACTATTTCTAAATATCTTTTTTTCATCACCACTTAATCTGTCTACCATGTGCTCTAGGGTGTTGTGTAGCCTAGACCATGCATCACTCATAGCTGCTTCAACACGACCTTCGTATGCTTTCTGATATTCTTGTTGCATCTCATTACGAATATCATCTGCGATGTCAACACGGAAATCATTTGTTTCTGGCACAGGCATAATAGTATATCTCAAGTTAAACTTGTTTGCAATTTTGTCTGCCTCGGGATATTCTGACCTATCAAACAGATTACCTAGTTTATAAACCATACCTTGTATGATGTTTGGATATTGTTGTATAAATGTATTTATACGAGATTTAAATTCCGCCTCATACACTCCTAGCTGATGTTTGTAATCAAAGAAGTTAGTCATCGGTAATAACCTTGTGCCTGTATCTGACCAAGGCAGTGTTTGCCTGCCATGCCAATCACGAATTTCATTTGCTAATTTTGTGATAGCTTCTAGTTGGTCTGAACCTGCAAGGATATGTTTGTTATAATTACCTGCCTTGATAGTTGTGTTTTTGTTTATATCAATTTCTTTAGACACATTCTTATCTAGTTTCCTAGCTGTCCATACTGATATGTTTAAGTCAATTAAAACCGCACTGCTTGATATACTGATACTCATTTTAGTTCTCCTTTAGGTTAATAACTATCTGCAAAATCATAAAAATTAACATCTATTACCCCTAACTCTCGTCTTTCCATCTTATCTAGAAAGTCTTTCAGTTCCGTAGGTATTTCATTTTCTATTACCATTACTTTCTTAAGTTGTTTGGCTAAATGTTTATCAAATTTATAAACCCTCACATCGTCTGATGATGTGTTTTCATCAGCGGTTTTAATGGTTATATCTAAATTATTTCTTTCCCAATCAGATAAATCAGGTTGTAGTTTGGTCATTGACGCTATATCTTTAAGTTTAGAAAAGAAAGGGTGACCGTTTGGCAAATGTTGCCATCTAACATAAGCACTATCGTATCTAAAGTGAGACATGGGATACTTTCTTAATAACCACTTGGCTACTGTTGCCGTAGCAGAATGCCCGTAAGATACTGCACCATTTTTTATTTGTTTAAGAATATTTTTAATTTGTCTATCACTAAACTTGTTAAAATTCATCTTCATTGTTATCTCTGAATACTGTGCTATTTCATTTCTAATATATGTTGCCATTTTAATTCTCCTCATGTTATGTTCCGAAATGCACTCTTGAGTGCAAATCGGGAACGGTTAGTTGTCAATATGAATTGTCTTACCATGTGGTGATGTGATATGTTTAGTTGTAATTGCCCATAGAGTAGGGTAATCCCAATTACCACCAAAATCATTTTCTACATAACCATCTGTTAATATAATGATAGCCTCAGGTTCAATACGCTTATCTTTGATATACTGATTAACGCATCCAACATGTGTGCCACCACCCCCTGCAGGTTTTGTTGACTGAACCAAGGCACTATAATCACCTTGATTGTATGTCTCATGTCCTGCTACATGAGTATCCCAATACAACAACTCTATGCTTGATGGTGATACATCATCACATATAGCTACAACTTCTGTTAAGAACTCATTAAGTTCTTGCTGACCAATAGAACCTGATGTGTCAATACCCACTACAATTTTGCCTACTGATTCACCAATCATGCTAGGCATGTAGATGTCTTGACCTAAGAAACGCTTGTGTGGTCGTTTCCATGTTGACTTGTCTTTGTTACGACATGTCGCATTAACAAACTCACGCAACTGCTCACGCCAATCTACTTTAGGTTCAAGTATCTCGTTGACTGCTCGATTTTTATTACCTTGCATCTTGCTACGGATAATCTCCCCTTGACGCAACGCTTGATCTAACTCTTTGATAGTCTGTTTAACTTCTTCATCAGACAGATTCTCAGCACCTTCCCAATCATGCGTATCGTGACCACTTTTACCATCTCCGTTATTTTGTTTAAGTAAATCAAACACTTGCTTGGTGGTCATGTTTGCATACTGCATATCAAACAATGCCGAGTCGGGTCGCAGGGCAATATCACTCTGTGGATCAGCTTCATGTATCGAATAGTTCACGACATAATCAGCCGCCATGTTAGCCAACTGTGGATTTTCCTTAAATAGCTTTTTCCACAAGTGCATGTGTTGATATACTTTATGTAGTGCCTCATGTAATACGACAAAGTTTAACTCCTTATCATCTAGCGTTTTAATAAAGGTAGGGCTATACATAACATCACGACCATTGGTGCAAGCCGTAGGTATATCCTCTGTAAAGTTTACCTTGCCCACAGATAACACACCTGCAAACATACAAAACTGTTTGCTACGCATTATCGCGATGTGGGACTTCGTGACTCTTTGTTCACTTGTTAGTGCCATCACTATTCTCCTCTTTAACACCTGCTATACAAAGTATTGCACTTTCACAGTTAGGATCTATCCCAAAGTCACTGCATAAATCATGCCAATCGTGTGGAACAATAGTTGGGTCTATACGAAACCACCCCCCTTTTGGTAATATTTCATATCCTGCGTCTTCCATTTCTTTTTTCGTTATCATATATCCTCCTAGAAGTATTGGTTGTTCTTAACTGCCCAATCAATGAATGACTTGTTGGTTGCGGCTACTTGTTTACGAGACGATGCCATGATGTTGACTGCAAACAAAGCTTGTATCTCCATTGGTAAGCGTTGAAGGTAAGTCAACCACGCGTCCATGTGTTGCTCTGTGATTGTCATAAGTTCTCGCATAACTAGGATAACTCGTGCAGACGGGTCGGTAGGTAACATAGCCTTCTCGGGTTCTTTGTATATGCTTTCCTTAGTCGGTAAGCCATCAGCTAGACTGAAGTATGCAGACATATCTCGTGACGCTGACTCCCCGATTGTGCCTGTAAGTGCGACCATCGTGGTATCTTCACCGAGTGTTGCTCTGTTCTTAACAATGTGCGATGCTTTCTCCAACGAACGAGGGGACACAAACGCATCTTGTTGCTTACGAGGATTGTATATATACATGTTCTCTTTCTGTGAGTCATCTGTATAACATGCTAGTGCATGGGGAAACTGCTTAATCCATGCCAATACCTCAGGTGCTATGCCGTTGTCTACACCCCAATTAATCCACTCGTCATCATTAGGGTTGCGAATAGTAACTGAAGTCAATCTGTTCTTGGCATGTGCTTTCATGGTGTCACCTACCCCATCTGTTGTTAGATTGCCTGTTGAATACACGATCGAGTCGGGGTGAAACTTAACTGAACCTAATCGTCTCTCTAACATAACAGGCAATAACATATTCTTAACAGGCTCAGACGCTTTCGTGATCTCGTCAAGCATTATGATGACGGGCTTGTCTTGATGTATAGCAAATCTTTCATTCGGATAGAATGTAGTCGTTCGCGTTTCATGATTCATAGCAGGCATAGCTAAGTCGCCTAAATCTAAGTCTGCACAATCAATATACACAGGTGTGTGGTTAGGAAACCTTGTTGCCAAAGTTTTAAGTATTGATGACTTACCAATGCCAGGTTGCCCACGCATATGGATAGTCACTTCTTTACCTACTGTTGCAATCAAATCTTCTGCTTGTTTCAAACTTATTTCTTGTTGCATGATACTCTCTCCTATAAAATGTTCTGATGTGCACGATAAAGTGCAAAACAGAACGGTTAATTTACTTCTACTAAAACTTGTATATTTTCTAACTTAATTT